ACAGGAACCTTACCTGCTATTCCAGTAGGTGGTCAGGCTATTATCGAATCCACAGCAGAAGGAGCTTCTGGATTGTTCTACGATATCTTTATGCCAGCATGGAAGATAAGAGATACAGTGACTCCAGCTCTATCTAAGGCTCACTTTAAAACTGCATTCTACAATTGGACATGGGATACTGATGAAATAGAAGCTGCATCACAAGACGGACTAATACATGTCCACGAGATGGAAGAATGTGAAATCAATTGGGCTGAGTACCAAGAAGAAAATCAACTCGACGATAAGCAGATGAACTTCTACTACTTGAAGTACATTAATGCTAACAAGGATATTGATAAGCTACACCAAGAGTATCCAACTCACCCAATGGAAGCGTTTCTTAGCTCTGGTTCTCCTTATTTCTCTTCTCGTAAAGCTGCTGCGTTCTTAGACAGATGTGACTCTAATTACCAGCGTTATTCTTTCATTAATGGAGAATTTATTAAAGACGACAAAGGAGATTTATATATATATGATAACGTACGCCCGGGCAGACGTTATGTAATCGGTGCGGACGTCGCAGAAGGACTTTTAAATGGAGATTACACAGTAGCTGTTGTATTAGGTATTGACAAACAAGTAAAAGCGTTGTATAGAGGTCATATTGAACCAGACGAGTTTGCTCACCTTATTATGGCTCTTGGTAAACGATATAATAATGCTATGTTAGCAATTGAGTTTAACAAAGATGGTAACTGGGTTAATACCGAAGTGCGTAACTCAAACTATCCTAATATTTATGTACGTACAGAAGTGGATCGCATTACTAAAGAACCTACACAATCATATGGATGGTTGACAAATAAGAAAAATCGTGACTTTATGTTAGGAGAGGCTAAGAAACACTTTAACTCTACAGAGATGATTAACTGTCGCCCACTTCTCGATGAAATATTAACATTTGTACGTGATAAACGAGGTAAACCACAAGCAAGTATAGGATCACACGATGACGTTGTTATTTCGTGGGCTATTGCAGTAGCTGTGCTACAAGGATCTACCGAAAAAGTAGAAATAGTTAAGCCTATAGGAGTTCTAAATGCAATTTTCGTGTAATATAATACATTAACATTGACTTTTTGTCAAATAATATGTTATTATTGCATAATGCAAGACCAATCACAAGATAAGTCAAACCCTACTATCAATAAGTCAATTAGTTTCCTAGTTAAGAAGAAAGCAGAGCTTAAAGAAAATAAATACCGACGTGAATTTGATTCACTTTGTCTTGAAATTCAGGAGAATCTCATTAACACTGGTGTTGTTAAACGTAAGATTGATGAATCAACTCGTACAATGGTTTATTGGCCAACTCTGCGATCTGATGGGTCAACTGACTGGGCTGTATTTCCTCGTGTGTCTGGAATGGAACAAGACGTTTCGAATGTGCCTCGTTCAGCAGAGCCACTAGCCTTCTCAAAGATTCTAGTAGCAGCTTCTGCTATCGCAGCTAATATTCCTGACGGAGATACTTTCTCTACTAACAAGATTAAAGCTCGAGCTTATAAAGAACTCTGGAAGCGATCAATGGAAGTACCTGAGATGAATGCTCAGATGACAGTACAGACATCAACACAGAACATATTTACATACGGATGGGCAGCTTGGAGAATTTATCCTAAGCAAGATGTAATCGATAAAACTATCGACGGTGTTAAGACAAAGAAAATTATTTTTGATGATATCTATCGTGAGCCATTAGATCCTCGACGTACGTGGCTTGGTCTTAGTTACAAACCAACCCACAATGTTAACCGTCCAGAAGTTCTATACGAGATTGATGTTACTAAAGAGGAGTATGAAAAACTTAAAAAGCGTATGGGTAAGCGATCAAAAGACTCAGCTTCTGTTTCGATTGAAGCGATGAACGAAGACTCTGAAAAATCTACTACTCACGTAACACTATGCTTTTATGAAAACCCAGCTGATAACCGTTATATCATTGCTTCTGATAATATTTGTTTCTATGATGGTGAAATGCCTAACGACGAAGTATATGGATCAGTTGTTGTTGGTCACTGCTTTATTAGTAATCAAAAAAATCCATACACTGTAGGACTCTACGAAATGATTCGTGGGAATGCTGCGATTTACAACTATATAAATTCAGTTAATGCTGAACAAGTTGTAGCAGAAATTGAACCACTATTATTTGCTTCAGGCATTACAGGACAAGGAGATCTAAGTTATAAGCGAGGGGCTAATAGAATAAACCAACTTCCTAATGGAGCTAAACTAGATAAGATTCTTACTACAGGTAACGTAACTCTTGGTATTAACTATGCTGATGCACAAAAAAGAGACATTGAAGAAAACACTGGTGTTAATAATATTGTATCAGGTAGTTCATCAGAAACTACTCTAGGCGCCACAGTTATTCTTAAAGAAGCTGCTCTTAACCGTCTCATTATTCCTCGTAATTCTCTTAAGCAAATGCTCGAGAATGATGCCTGTATATTCTTCTCATGGCTAGAACAAGATCAGGTTAATCCACGTGAGTTCGTATTTGCAAATGAAGATCAAGTAAAAGCATTCGTATCTGCTAATCCTAGTTTTACTCATACAGAAGGTGAATCAGAAACTCCTGACACCGATGAGTTTGATGAATACGGCATTCCATCTGCAGATAATCCTATCCGTGTATATTCTTCACAAAACATTCCTGTGTCATTTGATTATTCAAACCCTTCAAATGATAACCAGCAAATGCAAGAATTTGGTTCACCTCAGATAAGTATTTCAAAGTCAACAATGCTATCAAGTATCTATGCTACAGAGTCACCAGACCAGATGGGTTATGATAAAGTGCTTCTTAAGATTGATCCAAATTCAATGCTACTTCCATCTGCTGAAATCCAGAAGCAAACAGCAATGCAGTTATTCCCACTTATCCAGAGTTCTCTACAACTTATATTTGGACTTGCTAAAGCAGATCCTATCCAGGCTGTGTCACAACTTACGTCACTTAAGACTTTCTTAGAAGTACAGAAAGAAAATATTTTTGATTATATCCCTAAGCAACAATACGACATGATTATGCAAGGTGGTATGGTTAAGCCATTCGTAATGGGTCCAGATGGACAACCAATACAAGGTGGACCACAGGGAGGTGCTCCAGCACCTGGAGGGTCAGTTATGCCTGATGGTACATCACCAACACAGGCTCCAGCCCCACAGGAACGAGCACTCAATCAGTCTCCAATGAATGCAGCAGTACAAGCATCTATAGGTAGAGCTGCATCATAGCACTCTCCTAAATTATTAACGACCTAATCATCGATAAGATTATGAATGACATAAAACAATACGAATCACAAATAAAAGAAATATTTACACTGGACAGATTGCCGGTGATTTTGGCAGTTGTAAACTCATTACGTCCTCCTTATGGAGAATGGTTAAAAGAAACTGAGTTCGATACAGTCGTACACGTAGCGCAGATACAAGCTATAGACAAACTACAGAAAGACCTAGCTCAGTTTGTTATTAACGGAAGCACACTTCCAAAAGCTAACTAATATGTCAAAACTACTTCATAAAGATAAAAAAACAAAAGGAGCATTCTTTGAGAATGACGATATGCGTATGGAGATTAAATATGATGATGAGTCTATCCAACGAGAGTTAATTAAAATTATTCCTAAACGTAAAGAAGTTATATTTTCATCAGAAGATATACTAGCAATAATTAAAGAACAATTTAAGCAGAAAGATTTAGCTGCTGCACTATCAACTGCTGATACATCTTTTGTACCTTCAGTTGAAGTTGCGGTCCCTATTTCATTCAATGCAAATAAAGATATCAATGAAGGTGAATTAGTACAGTTCTTCGCACCAATGATTATGCCTATGGGTATAGCACTTGTTATGGAAGCAAATAGACTTTGCATGGTGAAAGGTAAAGAAGTTCTAAAGATCCCCATAGAAGAATTTGAAGAAGCAAAGAAAACTCTTGTTGAAGAGTCAAAAGAATTCGTTGAGAAATACTTTAAGCCACAAATAGATGCATTAAAGAAAAAACGTGAGGAGCTAGGTCAGACAGACTAGCATTATTAAACTAGCTAAAAACTATGAAAGAAACTAAAGAAGTTATTGAAACTCCAGCGGAATATGATGGCTGGGAATTAGTTGTTGAACCAACAATTGATGGAAAATATACAGAAGAAAGAAAGAAAATTTATTTATCAACTGCAGAAGTAAAAAAATTTATGGGTGAAAATGACCCAGCTAAGTACTTCCGTGACGGAAAAGTGCCTTACTACTTCCCGAAGGCAACAGGTACCCTTCTACCAGAAGATCGTGTAGAAGTACAAGTTAAGAATGATGTTTTTTCAAAGTTTCCTGAGACACTTTTGTTTAAGCATGACTTAACTAACATTTACACAATTCTAGTTCCTAAAGTACTAACAGAACATGAGTTTTCTAACGGAGACTTTACAGATCGTCTTGTCCGTTATGATACTCGAAGTATTGTATTTACCGGTGGCCCAGGTCGTCCATCAGCATTCGAAGCTGATTACTTTAAGAAGCAAGCTAATAAGATTGTTAACCAACTTGCTATTAAAGCTGAAGAGAGAAAGGTATACTAGTTACTTGACAGAACATTATTAATGTATTACAATATAATCAACAACGTGAACCTCCACGATATGAGTGTATATGGAATCAGAAACATTTGACGCTGATGCTCTAAACTTCCCAGAGCTTACAGCAGAACCAACAGGGAATGACACGCAAGAAGTTAAACCAGTAGAGACACCTGTAGAAGTAGTGGTGGAACCTGTAATTGAATCTACACCAGTAGAGATACCGAAAGACCCAGTTACTCCAGAAATTAAAATTTCCGATCCACCTTCTCAGTTTGAAGGAGAATCTGCTCTACAGTTCAATATTCGTAAACAAATTTACGATGCAGGACAAGCGAAAGCACAAGCAGAAACTCCAGAAGAAAAGTCTGCACTATCGCAACACATAAAATCCCTAAGAAAGGAACTTGCAATTAATCACAAATCTACTGACGCTATATCAGCACCAGAGAAGATTGAAGCCAGCCAGTCACAAGAGGTCTCAGAAGAAGAACAAGCAAAAGAAGCTTTACGCAAGATGGGTTACTTGTCGAAAGATGAGGTAGCTCAAATGGTTCAAGAAATTACAGCAAGTCAGTCAAAACAAGCTGAACACTTAACTGCCGCACAAGAATTCTATGCTACTCATAAAGATCTATCTGCTAACCAGGCACAACGAGACGTTCTTGAAAAGTTTGTTGTAGAAAGATTTAACATCACTCCACAATCATCTAAACAAGATCTACTAGTTGCTATGGATATGGCACGTTCATATCTTTTTCCTAAAGTTGACAACCGAGCTCAAAAAGCAGCGGCATCAGCTGACAAAAGAGATCTTGTCTCCATCTCCTCAAATACACAATCAGCTCCATCAGTTTCTAAGGTAGATGAAAAACTTCAATCAACCATGAAAGAAGCAGGCCTTGACCTTAAAGAGTTTGGTTGGTAGTTCTCGAGTTACTAAGGTGGTTTCAATCAACCACATTATTCACAAAATAAATTTATGTCTTTTAAATTAATAACCCCAAAAAACACACGTGATATTCGTGCTGTAAAACGAGCCGGTTCAATTGCTACAACTGCTGGCGCGCTTTACTTCAACTCTATCACAACTGGTTCAATCCAGGTTGCTGGAGCAGCTACAACTGCTAACCAGGTTCTTTTCCTAGCGAATGAAACTACTACTGCAAGTACAAACCCTTTCAGTGCTGTTATCGCTTCTAAGGAAGATGAATTCCTTGTTGATGTTGATAACAACTCTAACGCTGCGCACAACGGCCAGAGAATGATTCTCAATGCTTCAGGAGCTTCACTTACTAATACAGGTACAGACGTATCAGGTGTTACAGGTGTATTCGTCCAACTCGACGTCGTAGGAGTTGCATCAGATAAGAAAATAATCGCTCGACGCGTATAATAATATATGTCACAAGTCGCTTCATACTCAACAATTCTTGACGCTCGCGTTAAGAAAATCTACCCAGTCGTAGCTCCTACTGTAGTGGAGGAATACTCAAAGTATTCAAACGCAGTTACTTGGAATCAACTCCAATACGTGATGACAGGTGTTACTGGCCTAGCAATGGGACAGGTAATCGCTGATGGTCAAGTTCCTTCTTCAGATGCTCCTATCCAAGGAAACACTAAGACTTTCACACAAGCAATCTTCACTAATCGTGTACGTTTGTCAAAGCAGTCTTACTACTACTTGTTTACATCTAAGAATGGTGCAAAGATTGATGCTAACATCAAGTCACAAGTTCTTAACCTTAAGAATTCAATCGTTCACCTTAAGAACTACTATGCACAGTCTGTTATCGCTGGTGGTGCATCAACTTCAGTTACCTTTACTCCAATCGGAGGATTCCAGGGATCTGTTACTGTTGATACAACTACAGCTGACGGTGTAGCTCTTTGGTCAGCATCACACACTCGTGAAGACGGAGGTGCTAACTGGTCAAACACTACAACTGGTGTATTCAGTTTTGCAAACCTTCTTGCTATGCGTACTCTTCACGCACAAAAGAAAGACGGACGTGGTCTTCCACTTATGTCAAAGCTTGACGTGTTTATGTTCCAGGATTCTTCTACTGCTTTCTTCCTCGCTTCTTCTATTAAGAAGACACTTGAGAATGGAAAGTATCCAGGAGCAACCCCAGGTACAACTGGTTCTTTTGTAGACGGAAACCCAACTGCTTCATTTGAAATTATCCCTCTTGCTGTTTACGGCGGATCAGGATCATCTTCAATCCAGTGGTACGGTTTTGACTCTGCGATGATTAACGAAAACTTTGGTTTCCAGTACATTGAATCAATGCCACTCGAAATCTCTGATCTTCGTGAAGACTTCGTAGGAAACCTAGACCTTATCATGACAGCGACTCTTTATTGTCAGTTTGGTGCAGCAGACCTTCGTGGTTGGTACTACTCAACAGGTGCATAATCTGTAGTGTACTCGCTCAGCCCCTTATGGGGTTGGCACGAGCACATTAGCTCCATTTAATTATATGCCACCACTAGAATATTTAGCAGTACCACAAATACTAACAGACGGTAAAGTCCAAGGCCCAATGGCTGACGTTGTAGGAGGTTTAATTGCAGGACCTATAGGTTTATTTAATAACATTAAAACAGCTACAACAACTGTAGTTAAAACTGGAGCAGGTGTCCTTAATAAAGTTGTTATTAATACTACAGCCGCTGGGACTATTACGATTTACGACAACACATCGGCTGCAGGAGCTACAATCGCTACGATTGCTGTTTCGGCTATTGGCCCAGTCTTTATGTATGATCTAGCATTTACATTAGGATTAACAGTCGTCACAGCTGCTGCTAGTGATATAACAGTAACATATAGATAGTATGGTGGAGAGAGAGCAAACAGGTATAGAAGTTAAACTTGAGTTTATTATTAAAGAATTGGATGAAATAAAACTAAAGTTAGAAAAAAATTACGTTACCGCAGAAGAATTTAAACCAGTTAAAACTATTGTGTACGGAATGGTAGCACTTATTCTAACATCTGTAGTTGTAGCGTTAATTGCTTTAGTAGTTAAAAAGTAATTGACATAACATGGTTTATATTGTATAATTAAACCATTATGTTATGGCAAATTCATGGTAACACTAAGCAGTTGCCGTTACGATTCTCTACTTCTGGTAATAATACAATTTTAGCTGCCCCAAGTGGTACAAACATGTTTGTACACGCTATTACACTTATACCTGCTGCAGATGTGACAGTTAAAATATATCTTGGTGCACGTCAAGTTGCTGAAATGGATCTTAAGCAATATATGACATATTCAAACGATGATATGCCAGGTATGGACGGTCAAGGAACATGGGAATGTAAGACAGGTGAAGCATTCATTATAAATCTATCGTCAGCTGTATCTGTAACAGGCGAGGTATCTTATTCTTATATAGACACCACTTTATAATATGATTGAATATACTCCAGATCAAATAAAATTTGTAGAGGAGTTCACTATAACAAGAGATAGACTCTCTGTTGAGGTTGGTTTACTTACACAAGAAAAGGAAAGTTTATTACACAGTAACTTAACTTTATCTGAGTTAAATGCTACGCTACAAAATGGTATTGACAAAATGAATTCTGAGGCGTCTAATTTAGGTTTTGAACAAGCAGAAAAGATTTCTAACCTTAAAGCAGAAGTATCTAAACTAGAAGCAGATATTTTAGTTTTAAAAGAAAAACGTGAACTTCAAGTAAAAGATATGGATGAAAAGAATAATACTTTAATTAATCTTGGTATTTTAATTAAGTCTATTCAATCTGCAACAGAAGATACAACATCTCATATACAAAAAATTAAGTCAGACCTTAATATATTCACAGGTAGAGTAGAGTCAGCTTCTTTAAATATTGAACATGAATCAAATCGTGTTAAGTCATTTACTAATGAGTTGTCTGGAAGTATAGACATGGAACGTAAGGAAAATTATCGACGTACAAAAGAAATTGATGACCGTGAAAATGCAGTTATTGGTCGAGAAAGAATGGTTGAGCTTCAGTATGCAAAAATAGTTGACCAACTAAAGAAATAATATGAAATATATTGCTAATTATCCAATACCAGCTACAGGAGCAGGAGGTGCTGCAATCCAAGGTTCAGGCACATATACACAAAATAGTGGGACAGTACAATTCTCTAACTCTAATGGAGTTACTTTTGGTTTATCACAAAATGGTGTTATGACAGCGAGTGTCGCAGCTGCTGGCGGGGCACAGACAGGTATTTCAGGTTTATCTGCAGGTACAACTCAGATGACATCTGGAACAGCAGTATTTTCAAATTCCAACGGCATCTCATTCGGAGTAAATGGTAACACAGTAACAGCTTCGTATAACTCAACTCAGTTTCAGTCAACTGGTAACTATCTAACAACTGCTGCTCAATCTAACCAAGTAGTTAACTCTCTAAATGGTTCTACAGGGCAAATTTCGCTTAACGTTGGGTCTTCTCTATCTGCTTCGACTAATGGATCATCTATCACTTTTGGACTAGCTTCTAACATTACTACAGCCCTACAATCAGCTGGCGCCTACCTTACAACAGCTCGTGCTTCTAACGATGCTATCGGACTAAACACAGCTCAGAGTAATGTTACTTGGACTGTAAACTCATCAGGTCTTTCACTTGATGCCCGTGGTTATGTAGGAACAGCAACAGGGTTTAGTGGTACAAACGTATCAGCAACAATGACTCACAATAGTGCTGGCTTCTCATTACAACTTTCTGCTGCAGCTGCAGGAGGGGCCGGTGGTGTTGCTATCTCAGCTTCTGCTAGTTCAATGAGTTCTGGTACTATAACATTTTCAAATTCTAACGGTGTATTTTTTGGATTGTCTAACGGTGTTATGACAGCGAGTGCTTCTACAGCGCCAGCTGGATCACTATTCTTTGTAAACTCTAATGGTGTAACATTTGGTACATCTACTGCTGGAGCTACAACTTCAGTTACAGCATCAGTTGGTGCAGGAGCTGGTGCAGCTATCAAAGGATCAGGAACATACACACAGAACTCAGCAACTATTGAATTTGCTAATTCTAATGGTATCACGTTTGGTCTTTCTAATAACGGTACAATGACTGCTAGCCACAATGGCATAACACAGCAATCAACTCAACCAGTAGCTATATCAGGTTCTAATGGTTCATTTGCATTTTCAACAGTTACTTTCGGTAACTTAAATGGAGCATCTTTTTATACAAGTAATGGAAGTATGGTGGCTTCTTATACAGTTCCAACATTAACATCGTTTTCAGTACAAGACTCAGCAACAACAATTAATCCTGTAGCACGACTAGCGTTCAGCACTGGTAATAACATTACTATGACACTCTCCACTGGAGCATCAAGCGCCACCGTAGGGATTGTCCATAATCTAGCAGGTACATCATCTGGTTTTGGCGGCAATTTAATTAGTGGTTCAATAACACTTAACTCAAGCGGTCTTAACCTGTCGCTTAACCACCCAGCGTGGTTAACAACAGCAATGCAGTCTAATGCCGCTACAATTAGTAACATACGGGTATCTGGAGGAACTACAAGTAATCTGCTTTCAGCTATTACTTTTGCAGACAGTAATGGCATCTCGTTTGGTTTAAACGCAGGGACAATGACTGCGACAGTCGCTACTAACTACCAAAGTCAGGGAGCTTATCTAACAACAGCAGCTTTAAGTTCACAGACGCTAGCCTTTACTCTATCTGGTAATGTGGCAACTACTAATAGTAGTCAAATCTTAAATGGTGGTTATGCGTTAGCAGGAGGTAACGGTGTAACAATACAGCAAAGCAACAATACTGTTTCTATTTCTGTAGCAACCAATTATCAGAGCCAGGGAGCATATCTCACTACTGCGATGCTTTCTAACGCAGCAACTATTAGTAATATTAACCTCTCCGCAGGAACTACTTCAGGTAATGCTTCAGCCTTCACATTCGCTAACGGAAACGGGGTATCATTTGGTTATAATAATGGTACGATAACCGGTTCAGTTGCGGCAGCAGGAGGTGCACAAACTGGTATTAGTGGTATTCAGGTATCTGATACAACATATACATCAGGTACTGTTTCATGGAGGAATGCTAACGGTATTTCTTTTGGTTCTTCAGGTGCTAATGGTATATCTGCTTCATATACTGTACCTTCTACAGCTGGTCTTATTTCAGCTATCAACGTTTCAGGTGGGACAACAAGTAACAACTTAAGTGCTATTACATTTAGCAACTCCAACGGTATTAGCTTCGGTTTAAACGGATCAGTTATGACTGCTACTGTGCAGACAAACTACCTTACTACTGCAATGCAGTCTAATGCTGCGACTATCTCTAACATTAACCTATCAGCTGGTACCACAAGTAGTAACCTATCTGCTTTTGTATTTTCAAATAGCAATAACGTAACATTTGGACTCAATGGAGCAACAGTAACAGGTAGTGCATCTTTTGCACAGACTAACCAATCAGCTATTAAAGGCTTTGGGGTAAGCAACACAGGAGCAACAGCAGGTAACACTGGAATCTCAACAGGTATCGATTGGGTACTTGCGGGCTCACAGTCAATCACTCTTTCTCAAAGTACTGCTGGTGGAGGACCTAACACTATTTGGTTCCAACATCCAGCATGGCTTACCACAGCTCGTGGTTCTACTGATGCAGTAGGTCTCAATACCGCACTCACTGCAGGCCCTCTTGCTTGGACAGTAAACTCAGCTGGTATATCTTTAAATGCTTCTAGCGCTGCAGGGACAACATCTGGTTTTGCTGGTAACCTGATTTCTGGGTCAATGACTCATAATACTGCAGGTCTCAACCTATCATTGAATCATCCTGCCTGGCTTACAACAGCAATGCAAAGTAATGCAGTTACCTTAAGTAATATAAACATTTCAGCCGGGACCACTTCTAGTAATCAAAGTTCACTTGGATTTAGCAACGCCAACGGTATTTCTTTTGGTTTCAGTAATGCTTCGATAACAGCGTCTTATACAGTTCCAACACAATCAGTACAGACCATAGGAATGTATGCTGTCAGCAACACTGAAGGAGCATCCTCAAGTTCAACTTTTGATGCAAGAACACTTAGTTTCCAAGGTAAAGGTGCAGTCTCTGTAGGATTCAGTAATGGTTCTGTTGTCATAGATGCTCCGAGCGCAGCAGCAGGTAATGTTACTTTTTCTGCAGGTGCTAACTCTGCTGGTCTTGCGTCTGTTGTATTTTCTAATAGTAATGGTGTATCTTTTGGACTTAATGGAAGTACTATTACTGCTTCTGCAGCTGGTGGAGGTGCAGCTATTTCAGGAGGTGCTAATTCACAAAACACAGGTACAGTAAACTTTTCTAATAGTAACAATATTACGTTTGGACTTAGTAACAACGGAGTTATGACTGCTTCTGTTTCTGGTGGTTCAGTAGTTTATGTTAACTCTAACGGTGTTTCGTTTGGTAGTTCATCTGCTGGCTCAACTACAAGTATTACTGCTTCCGTTTCTGCTCCGGCAACACAATCAAGATACTTCCACCCTGACGCTAACTACGTTTCTATTATGACTTCACCTGCTCAAGGTACTCACTCTATTAAGTACATGCAGGCACCGTTTAATATTTCTGCAACCCGTGTGGATATCCCTGTTTCAATTTCTTTAGCAACATCAGCTACAACAAATACGGCAGCTCTTGTACTTTCACAGTGGTTTGGTATTTATACAAGAAATGGAAGCACACTATCTTCCGTTTCTACAGCAAGTACTCAAACTACATGGACATGGGCTTCTAACTCAGCGTCGTTCTCATCTATTACTGGTCCAAGAGTATTCTCATTACCAATTAACGTTAATATGACTCCAGGTGAGTACTATATTGCATACGGGCTATCAACTAACTCAGCTTCTGTTGGTTTATCCACAACTAACTTAGGTGTTACTCTATCAATTTTTGGTGGGTTAACAGGACAGACTGCAATTCAAGTTGCACAAGATATTGGTGTAAACACTACAGCTTCTTCAAACATTTGGTTTGGTCACGGAGTATATTCTGCACAAAGTGCAGGAGTGTTCCCAGCAATAAGTATTTCTGGAATTGGACAATCTGGTATCAACATTACTAAAGCTAACTTTATGCATATTTTTAGAAATATATAATATGTCAAAATACTTTGCAAGAATAGATCAAGACAATACAGTAGCAGAAGTCATTGTTGCAGATGACTTATTTTGGCCTATTGATAACTTAGACGGAATGTGGGTTGAAGCTCACATAGATCAAAAAGGTAAAAATTTTCCAAGTATTGGTGATTACTACGATATAGAAAAAGATAATTTTATCCACGAATGTTTAAACATGTCGTGGATATTAAATCCTGATACATGCGTATGGGAACCACCAGTACCTTACCCAATGGATGGCAAACCATATATATGGAGTGAAAAAGTAACTAATTGGATAATTTCCCCTATATGGCAACAGTAGAAATCCTTGTAGTGGCTGGTGGAGGTGCAGGAGGCTCATATTGTGCCGGTGGTGGTGGAGCAGGAGGACTTATTAATAATGCTTCTTATACTGTAACTTCACAAAACTATCCAGTTGTAGTTGGTGCTGGAGCATCCATACCTCCTTACCAAACACCAGCAGGATCTGGTAGTGGTTCTATTTTTGCAGATCAAACTGCTCCAGGTGGTGGAGGTGGAGAGCCTGGTGGTACAGAAACATTAACATCACCGAACAATAAGAACGGAGGTTCAGGTGGTGGTGGAGGATCTACATCTGGTAAAACAGCTGGAGGTACTGCGACTAATGGTTTTGCTGGAGGTACAGCACCTGGTTTTACAGGTAACTTCCCATCAGGTGGAGGTGGAGGTGCAGGATCTGCTGGCCAAAGTCCTTCTACTACATCATCTAATGGTGGTAACGGTGGTTTAGGATTTACTTGGACAGTTAACGGTACCATATATGCCGGTGGTGGTGGTGGTGGTGTAAATATTAACGCTGCTGGTACAGGTGTGAATGGTGGTGGTAATGGTAATAACTCAGGTGACGGTTTTGCTGGTACAGACGGGCTAGGTGGTGGTGGTGGTGGTGGTGGTACATTAGCAAACAAAGGAGGTAAAGGAGGTAACGGTGTAGTTATTATTGCTTACAAAACAGATGGTTCAACGGGGGTTTCTACTCTATCTTCCGGTGGTGTCGTAACAACTTCAGGAGCATACACACTACATACCTTTACTTCATCTGGAAACTGGTTAATGCAACCAAGTCCTTTGACTACTATCCCAACAATTAATACAACTTTTACAACAGCATAATATGGCAACAGTAGAATATTTAGTGGTAGCTGGTGGAGGAGGTTCTGGTGGTTCTAATGGAGGACCTGGTGGTGGTGGTGGGTACCAAGCTGGTACTTCTCTTACTGTAACAACAGCATCTTCACCTTATACTGTTACAGTTGGTAATGGTGGATCAATTTCAAATAATGGTGGGGACTCTACTTTTAGTAGTATAACCGCAACCGGTGGTGGGCGTGGTGGTATCTATTCAGGTACAAAGATAGGAGCAGATGGAGGGTCTGGTGGAGGTTCCTCTTATGATGGTGGAACTTATGCCGGAGGTACAGGAAGTCAAGGAGGTAATGGTGGTGGTAACGGTGGATTTGACTCAGCAGCAGGGGGTGGTGGTGGTGCGAATGCTAATGGATCAAATGCTACTGCTCTTGGTGTTGGTGGGCCAGGCGGGGATGGAAAGTCAAACTCAATAACAGGAACAGCAACTTTTTATGCAGCAGGTGGTGGTGGAGCAGGATTTTTTGTTGGTGGAGCGGGTGGTAATGGTGGAGGTGGAGCGGGTGGTGCAAATGGTAATAACGGTACTGCAGGAGCCGCAAATAAAGGAGGTGGAGCAGGATCTGGGTATTCTGGCGCTGGTAATGCGGGTGGTTCTGGGGTCGTTATTATTGCATTTCCTGTTGACGGTTCAACGGGGGTTTCTACGTCATCAACTGGTGGTACAGTTGATACCTCATCAAGATCTGGTTATCAACTACATATATTCAATAGTTCTGGTACTTTCACATTAATCACAACAGGCTCATCTGGATTTGCAACTAACAATTTAGTTGTGTCAGTAATATAGTTATACACATTTACTTACATCCAGATGAGTGGTATTATAATTATGTTATTTATAATCAATTATTTACCACATGGCAGAATTAGTTATACAAGATTTTGGTGGTAAGCACTCAATGGATCTAAAAAAGACCAATGAGCGACTTACTAAAGACGGTTCATGGAAAAAACAAAGAATTGTTTTGATACTTCCATCTGATAAGTTGATGCCTGCTAAAGTAGCTTTGTCTCACTGGAATCTTATTTTTCCTCCTAATAATGGAGTAGTAAGAATATTAGCGGTTGGTACAGAAGTTGGTCACGCATATAGTGAAGCGATTGAATCAGTATTAAACCATCCTGATTTATCTCAATGGGAATATATTTTAACAATAGAGAGTGATAACATGCCACCAGCTGATGGCGTATTAAAACTACTTAAAGATATGGACGAGTACCCACAGTACGATTGCATAGGTGGTTTATATTTCTGTAAAGGTGACGGTGGTTGTGCTCATATTTGGGGTGATCCTAAAGATCCTATTCTGAACTTTAGACCGCAAGTACCACAGCTTGAAACTGTACAGGAATGCAACGGAAGTTCTATGGGATTCCATCTATGGAGAATGAAGATGTTTAAGGATAAGAAGTTAAGAAAGCCATGGTTTAAAACTATAGCTGGTTCTGAGGGAGTTGGAACTCAAGACCTTTATTTCTGGGGAGATGCGAAGAAATATGGTTATAGAACCGCAGTTGACACAAGTGTAAAAGTGGGTCATTATGACGTAGCAAATGATATAGTATGGTAAAAAAACTTCTTCTTACTGGCGCAGCAGGATTCATAGGTTCCCACTTCCTAGAACATATTTTAGAGAAAACAGATTGGCAAATTACTTGTGTTTCTTCATGGTCACACAAAGGTACACCAGAACGTATTGAACGTGCATTAAGGAATAATGAGACGTATCGAGAACGTGTAACAGTCATTACTCATGATTTGTCAGTGCTATTCACGGAAACAACTAAAAAAAGACTTGGTAAATTTGACTATATTGTGAACTTTGCAGCCGATTCACATGTAGAACGCTCTATCATAGACCCAGTTCCATTCGTACAAAACAACGTAAACGTGGCTCTTACAATGCTTGAGTTTGCTAGAGAATTTCTTCCTGAAGTATTTGTACAGATTTCCACTGACGAAGTATACGGTGCAGCCCCTAATGGAGTTAATCATAAAGAGTGGTCTCCCATACTACCAAGTAATCCTTATAGTGCATCAAAAGCTTGTCAAGAAGCTATTGCAATATCATACTGGCGTACTTATGGTGTTCCAGTTGTTATTACTAACACAATGAATAACTTCGGTGAGACACAAGATGCTGAAAAATTTATTGCTATGGTGATTAATAAAATAGATAGTGGTGAAGTTGTCCCTGTACACGGGACTGAAGATAATATCGGTTCAAGGTTCTATCTTCATGCACGTAACCACGCTGATGCTGTGCTTCATATTCTTGGTATTACACCTACAAAGTATCACGACGGCAACGAAGTGGTTTATCCTGATCGCTATAATGTAGTAGGCGATGAAGAACTAAACAACCTAGAAGTTGCAAAGATAGTTTCTGAATTAATGAATAAATCCCTTAAGTATGAACTAGTAAATTTCCACCATACACGTCCTGGTCACGACAGACGGTATGCTTTGGACGGTAGTAAACTAAAGTCTAAAGGGTGGAGTGCACCAGTGCAGTTTAAAGAGTCACTTAAAAAGTATATTGATTGGACACTTAATAATAATATTTGGAAATAATGAAAAAAACAAAAGAAATTAAATTATTGAACTTAGACCTTGGTTGTGGACCAAGTCCTAAAGCAGGGTTTGTCGGTGTAGATAAATACAAAATGAAAGGAGTTGATGTAGTGTGTGATTTAGGTAAAGCAAAGTGGCCATGGAAAGATAACTCAGTAGATGAAGTAAACTGTACTCATTTCCTAGAACACCTAACGAACTTTAACGGTAAATGGGAACGTACACACTTCTTTAATGAACTATTTCGTGTAATGAAGAAAGGTGCTAAAGCAACTATTGTATTTCCACACTGGTGTTCTAACCGTTACTATGGAGACCCTACACACTGTGAACCATTTTCTGAGATGGGATTCTACTATCTAGACAAGGACTGGAGAGCTGCACAAGCACCTCACTCTGACGTTAAGTGGAACAAAGACGGATATTCATGTGATTTTGCGTGTACTTGGGGTTATAGTTTAAGACAAGATTTACTACCAAGAAATCAGGAGTTCCAAATGGCTGCTCTACAAAAGGAAAAGGAAGCAGCACAAGATATTATTGCTACCTGTACAAAGAAGTAATTGACATAGTACTTGTTTTATTGTATAATAAGACAATATGTCTATTGCTTACAATAATTCGACTACATTAAACTGTGGTGCTGATACTACGGCTACGACTACACTCGCTGTCGCTGCAAACTCTAATAGATATGGTTTTGCGGTTACTACAGCAGGAACTACAGCTGTATCATTTGATGGTGTAGCTCTAACTAAAATAAATTCAAACATCATTAGCTCTAATGGTGGTTTTAGTTTTGTGCCTAATGTAAGTGTTTGGGGTATATCGAATCCATCATCTGGTACTAAAACATTGTCTGTAACAACCGTTGGTGCAGCGGATGGTATATGTTTTGTTGTATATGACGGTGTTGATCCAGTACAACCGGACGCTTATAATTCAAATGCAACCAGTGGAAACCATGTTGTATCACAAACAGATACAGTAACAACTATTACAGCAAATTCATGGATTACAACATTTATTGCTGGAGCAGACAATGCTGGTAGAACATTTACAGCTGGTGCTTCTACAACACTACTTGCTGTTAATGCAAGTTATACATATCCTACTGGTATTTTAGACGGTGGGTCTGCAAAAGCAACACCAGGGTCATATTCTTTAGTTACTAACTGGTCTTCCTCTACAGGATGGTTTAGTTCTATTATTTATGCATTAAAGCCATACCTAACAGCTACTTTTACAGGTCCTGGTTCAGGTAATGTGAATGCTGCTTCTACAAACTTTACAGTAACACCAGACGTTG